CACGCTCTAGGAGCGCCACAGTTGTCCCTACAGGAGCCTGACCGTTTGCGTCGGCTGTCTGCTGGTCAGCAAGCGAAACAAAGCGTCTACCGCCCTCTACGAGCGCCGCAAGCAGTTGTGCTAGAGTTCCCGAAGGTTCTTTGTAGGGCAAAGGTATTATTGAACCCCTGATATCCCCACCTGGTGCATCTATGTCCCGCCACTCACCCGGCTGTAATGGTTCATCATCGTTACGAACCCTTACGCCTCTAGCCTTAAATCCTGCTGGGAGGTTGGCAAGAGTCCCTGCATCGATCAGTTGTCGAAGAATACTCGTTGCCGCACGACCAAGGCCACCAATCATGTGGATCAAACCAAAGCCATAGAAACCTAAACCGGGCATAAACTTATAATGCACAAAGTATTGTTGTTTCTTGGCTAGGGATGCACCCTCTTCAAAGTTACGACGGATAGACAAGACTTCTCCAGAACCCTCATCTATAGTCACGATGTACGGTAAGGCTATTCCTGTCTGTTCTCCTGTTGGAGACATGTCTTCAAAACTTTCAAGATCTAAATCGACATGCATTTCCAGTATTGTATAGATGTCATCACTGTATGTACGTGACACACCTTGTATCTCGTCTACCTTTTGACGAACCTCATCGTCCTCGTCATCCTGTGCACTGATGTTTACATCACGATAAAAACCTGCAATTTGCATCTTTCGTATTTCGTTTGCGTCCATACGAAGCACATGTGTAACACGAGACGCTGTAGCCAAATCAGAAGCTGAGTACGGTACGACCAGATCCTGTGCAGGAACAAACTTAGATACCGCACGTTGCTTGGCCTCATCAAAATATACTTTCTTGAACGTAGATCCAGACAGCGGTAGATAGAACAACAACTGATCCATGTCTGGGTCAAACTCTTCCATGACCTCCATGATCTGATAGTTCATAAAATCTTTTACTCGTGAAGCTTGCTCTTCACGGGCCTGGTCCTGCATACCCATGATCTGGGTTTTGACTGGGCCGCCCGATGGCAACAGTTCTTTGTACGCCTGCGCTTGGAACTGAGTAACGCTTTCTGCAATCAACGGGTGCGTAACGCCACTAGCGCCTTCAAATGGTTGACTACGCTCTTCATACTTGACACCAAGCTGATCTAAACCTTTTGTATATGTTTCTTCCCACTCAGACCTAGACTCCATATCTTCTTTATAAGAAGCTCGAAGATCTGAAGAGATCTCTCCAAGATACGCATCATCTAACATTTCCGCTAAATTTGCGTTGTGCGCTGGAGGCTGGATTTGTTCCTGACCACCCATTACTTGTGCCAAAGCTTGCACAAGTGCTCCGCCCTGACCGTCTGGTATAACTTCTGCACCGCCCTCAAAGGTCTCTGGTTGAGGAACAGATACGTCAACAGACGCTTCGTTAGGTAACATGTCCTCTGGTGCTATCCCAGAGTCTACAATCGGTGGCAACGCCATTAATAATACTCCCGTTTACGTCGGTATTCATCAAAATCATCGTTCTCACCTTGTAAAGAAATAAATCCCCCTTGGCGAAAACGCATCAGTGCTAAAGTCATACTATCACAAAAGTCATCATGATCGCCATTAGGAAATGAAACAACTTCTTCGATAACTTCATCAGCAAATTTCTTATCTGTTGGTGCCCATACTACACCAGCTTCGAACAATGGCGCAACCATGTGCATTCTGGTTACCTTATCCCGCCCTTTACCAGGTGCAAAGCCCAATGCCGGAATACCGCGTAGCCGCAACTCGTCAATGAGTGGTGTACCTGTCGCTTTCGCTTCGACCAACACCATGTCTGGCTCCCAGTATTCGTATTCTTCATAGGCTTTCTCCTTTAGTTCAGGGAAATTCCAACGCCCACGTTGGGCATCGAGCAAAACAATGTTATCCATTTCACCCTCTTCGGGTTCAAGATACCCCAAGTAGTAATAGCAGAATAGTCAGCCGTTTCCTTTTTAGAAAACGCCGTATCATAGGACTGAAGGATGTATTTTAACGAGGGAATGTCTTCTTTCTCCCATGGTCGCCACCATTCCCGCTTAACTATGGCCGATTCGGACGTAGTTGGCGTCTGTTGCCACTGTGCATTCCATTTTCCTACAGGAAGTGACGCCTTAATAGACAACAATGCGTCTTTTTCCCAGAACTCAGGCCATAATGGTTTATCTGACGGCATAATTGCAGGAAATTCTACTATTTCCCACTGATCTGCCATCACATCACCGCCCTGTGCGGCGATTAAACGCCCTGTCAAGTCCTTTTTACCCCACCGAGTCATGACCAAAATGATAGATCCACCTGGTTGTAGACGTTGTCGAGGGCCTGAAGTGTACCATTCGTATGCATTATCGAACGCACTGTCACTCATAGCGTCCTGTTCCGAGTGCGGATCGTCAATAATAAACAAATCCGCACCCCGACCAGTAACCGCAGCGCCAACACCCGCCGCGAAGTACTCACCACCCTTATCTGTTTGCCATTTTCCTGCGCCTTTGTTGTCTTCTTTTAGATTGGTATCAGGAAAGATGTCTTTATATTGTGGATCGTCTATAAGATCTCTAACCTTACGTCCAAATCGTACCGCCAACTCCGTATTGTGCGTTGCCTGAATGATTTTAAGCTTGGGATTTCTACCCAAAAACCATGCTGGCATTAAATATGACGCAAATTCCGACTTCGAATGACGCGGTGGCATGTTGATTATCAACCGTTTTAGCTCACCTCGCGCTACACGTTCTAGTTTTTCCGCGATAATACGATGATGTCGCCCCTCAATGAAGTTTTCATACACATGATGAGCAAACGGCATAAACTTTTCTGACGCTTCTTCACGTAAATCGAGCCGTTTCTTAGCCTCAGTCAGAGCTAAGATCTCTTTTAACGCTTCTTCTGGTAACGATTGTAAGTTCATGCTTTACGTCGTGATTGGTTCCGCTCGTTCTGTCGTAGTAACTGTCTTGCGTCTCTGACCTGGACCTCTATAGCCCTCTGGTATTCTCAAACGTGTGTACGGTTGCAAGCTTCTACCCGCTCTCATACGAACTTTCTCCACACTCTTCTGACAAATCGGACCATTAGGACCTTCCACCATCTGATATCCGTCTGGACATTTGGTTTCTGTCTCTCCGTCTTCGTTTTCAGTAGTAACAGTTGCCACAAAAGTCGGAGCGTCTGCGGGTAAATCTACAGTAACTCCGCCGTCATCATCTGGTTCACCAACTAAGGCAGGTTCTTCTGGCGGTAGTGGAGGCAACGGTGGCTCAACTTCTGTAAGTGGAGCTACAGCCGAGTCTGTATCTGTAGACACTGGAACTGTAGTTGCCGTCTTAACAGGAGGAATAGAGCTATCCACATCCACCACAGTTTGATCCGTGATTTGATCAGCGTCTTCGACAGCGTCTATATCAATAATCATACCCTCGTCTTCCACAATGTTTTCTGCTGGTCCAACTTCACCTTGTAGGATCTCTCCTTCCAATCCGCCGACATCTGTCCCTGGATCATCGGTTACCGCTGGTGTTCCACGATCTATGGTTACCGAGCCATCTTCAGCCTGTGGTGCCGAAGCAAGTTGTACATTGTTGGCTCTTGTCGGAAGAGTATCCCGACCCGGAAGAACTGGAACTGTGTCTATATTTGCCGCTTGATTTAACTGATTGATAACACCCATATCAATGTTTGGTAGCGCAGAAGTTATACCGCCGATATTTGGTGCCGTCTCCGCAGCTGGTGCTGTAAACGGTGTTGATACCTCATCAAAGACCTGAATAGCCTCTGATAAATTCGCTCCCTCATTCACAACAGTTTCTCGACCTGTTCGGTTGTTACGGAGTAACGTCTCACCACTTGGTAATGGTTCTACGCTAATATTACTTCCACCACCAATACCTGTCACTTCGTCTGTTAAATCAGATGTACGTGGATTTCCTGTAACCGAAGGACTGGAAGATGCAATGTTGTTTAGCTCCGCCATGCTAAGTCCTGTCGCCGTCTGAAGATTTGTCAGCACTTCAGGAGCAACGGTGCCCGTTTCTGATATCTGATTGTCTATAATCTCAGCCGCCGCCATCACATCCATAGATGTAGTTGGTTTTGGACCTTGAAGAAGTCCAACAGGGGAGTCCGTTCCAATTGCAGGATCATACGATGTTGGTACATTAGATGTCGCTAGTTCTCCAAATGTCGGACTTGCCATGACGTTTAGTCCGCCCACAGTTGTCTGTACTTCGGGCGCTGTTTGTACTGGTTGCGCTACTGCCGTGCTTGGAGAAGCAAACGAAGCAACGCCCTGTGTCCCCGCTGCTTGTTCCATAGCCGCTTGGTTAGCAAGAGCTATAGATGATAACTCTGGATCTCCTCGACTGGTTAATGCCGATGTAGCAATCGATACCGGAGCTTGCCCCGTTCCTGACATCAATTCAGTAGCTACTGCACCCGCTAGGTTTTCTGTAATGTCTAGTCTGTTGTTGCCTGTAAGATTAAGAACATTACTCAAAGAACTACGAGCAGTCATGCTTTCAAGACCACCTTGTGCTCCTTCGGTGCCTGCTCTCAGTGCTACGTCCTTGGCAACACCTGTAATGCCTTTTCCAATTTTAGGAACAAGAGCGTCGCCTGTTGAAATAGCGGCTATCTTTCCAGTGCCATCAAAGAAAGCCGCATTTGAAAGTGCTTTTTTAGCAGCCTCTACATCACCGCCTTGAGCCTTTAATGTGTCTTGAAAAACTTTATTGTCCTGTAATTTACCTTCGTTATACAATTGATCTACAAGTTGATCTGTTTCGTTTCGAAGTCCTGTAAACCCTTCTCCAACGTTTAACCCAGCACTTAAAATCCTAGTAACTGGGTTTAATTGTAGTAAAGTATCCGTAATACCTCCACCAGCACCTTCTTCCGCTGCAACGTTTATAGCGCCTTGAATCTCATCACCCTTTGGCCCCGATACTTGAACAAGCCCCAATTCTCTAGGATCAGCACCAGGGCTTGTAAATACAGCCTGTGATCTGTCTTTCTCAGGATAGAAATAATTCTCTATCGCATCTGCACCTTTTCCAACTAAGTCACCAATACCACCCAAAATGTTTCCTGTAGGACTTTCGGTATCAGCAGGTTGATTGAGTATGTTTTGTTTTACAGCTTCTTTTCCCGCACCAGTTCTCATCAAAATTTCTTGAGCAAGCAACGCTGTAGGACTAGCAATACCTGGAGCACGAGAGCTAGAGGTTACATCTGCGTAACCTCCCAAACCTGTAAACATATCGCTTACGTTACCAGGAATACCAATTGCAGCGCTTTTAAGAGTATCTAGTGTAGGAAGATAATCCAAAATTGATTTTTGAAGAGACTCTTTCTCAACCTCAGTTTCTGGCTGATCGAAACTCGCTTCTTGAGCGGACATTGCCGCTTCATTGTCCGTAACTGTAGGCGTAATCTCTGGCCCAGCGCCACCAAACGGACTCAAGTCATACTGTGAAAAGTCCACTGGCTCCGAAGGTAAACCTAAATCATCGTCCGTTAACCCTGGATCTTTACTAGGAAATAAAGTCTCAAGTAAATTATCTAATGGACCTGCACTCGCGGTCTTAACACTACCCGGAAGCTCTGCCCGATCCTCTTTGTCCTTCTCATACTGAGACGCTGCCAAGTACTCTCCAGTGTCCAAAAGGTCTGGATCTTTGTTCTTTAAACTTACCAGCATCTCCATCTCTGGATCTGTGCCTACCTCATAGTTAAATGTGCCAGGAGACTCTGTTCCTTCAGGTGCACCTCGACCCAACTCACCCATACTTACGCCCGTGTAATCAAAAGCTGGGCCAGTTTCTACTTCTGGCTCTGGTCGCACCTCTGGTCTTATGCTCGATGTTAAAGGTTTGGATGTATCAATAGGTGCAAGATCCGTGGTATATTCTTTACCCTCATAGGTAAACGTACCACCGTCCCCCTGTTTAGACCGTTCTTCAGCAAACGTTTCAGCAAATGTCTTAGTAGACGCTGGTTCCGAATCCCCATATTGCATTGTAGGTGTGTAATCCGCCTGTCCAACCTGCTCCGCATAAGAACCCGAAGCTGGAAAAAATCCAGTCGGTATACCGAAATCATTCGCTGGAATGTCCGTAGCCGAAGCTGGTGAAGACGCAAACGCACTACCCTCATCCAAGGAAATCTTAGCAATCGTCTCTTTCATATCCTTTTGAGCCGTATTACCAAAGATAGTATCCTGACCAAGCCCGTTGTCCTTACCAGCGCCCGTATAAGTACGAGTCAAGAACTCTGATCCACCAGACGTCGTTGTCTCTACCCACTCAAACCCGTCACCAGCATACTGACCGTTTTTGGAAACCTGACCAATCGTATTGCCTTTAGTTAAACTCGACTTGTTGTCGGTGGTGGTCTTTGCTGGCTTGTCGTCGTCACGACTGCTCGTTGAAGCGGCTGTAGTTGTAGTCTTGGTCGTAGTGGTCGTCGTGCCTGCTCTCGCATCATCACGTTCCGACACCAAATCATTTAGCTCAGATGTCCAAGCTCCGCCGCTATCCTTCAATGCTTTGTTAATATCATCCTGAACCTGCTGTTCTGTACGAGTAGGAGTCGAGGAACTTGAACTGGAAGAACCGCTGTCCGAGGAGCTTGAACCGCCGCCGCCGCCGCCAGTAGTTCCGCCATATACAATTTGAGGACTGAATCTAAATAAATC